AAGAAGAAGAGACATACAACATTGTCGCTGCTCACGGATATTTCGGTAGACTTATCTTCCAATATGCGTCTTTTAACAACAGCAGAAGTCTCCACTTCTTCCTCGCTGTATTCCCAGTAGTTTGTGTATGGTTGACCTCTATGGGTATCTGTACAATGGCATTCAACTTGAACGGTTTCAACTTCAACCAATCAGTTGTAGATGTCAACGGAAAAATCATTCCTACATGGGGTGACGTTCTAAACAGAGCAAACCTAGGTATGGAAGTTATGCATGAAAGAAATGCACACAACTTCCCACTTGACCTTGCATCAGCAGAGTCTACAGAAGTCGCTCTAACAGCACCTTCAATCGGGTAATGAAACAACTACTGCATAGTCCATTTAGAGACCTTATAGAATTTGGTTTCTTCCTAGCAGTGGGTGTAACCGCCGGATCTTTAGGTCTAATATAAAAATAAATACCTCCTATACAGGGGGTATTTTTTTATGGCAAAAATTTCTGCTAATAGAGGAGACATAGCAGAAGGTATTATGGGTGCTGCTTTGACAGCAAAATTTATAAAAAGACAATCAGGACAAACTGTAAGAGATTTACCTCAAGTAAATGCCACTGATGTAGATGCAGTTCTAGCAAAATTTTTTAGAAGTGGTGGCACATATAAAAAAACTGTCAGAGATGTTCCTAAACCATATGAATATATTCCTACAAACGCTCCCGGAGACAAGATAGAGACAACTATTAATATTATAAGGGAGTTGACGTTTTCAGATAAGATAGTATTCAAACTTACTCTACCTCAAGCAGCGATGGATTTTTTATCAAAACAATCTAATCGAACACAGGTCAGGGATATATTTGAGAGAGCAATAAGATATGCTAATAGTGATCCAACATTCATAAGAGAAGCAAATAGATTAGCAACCAACGCTAAGAATGATAAGATACTTGTAGACGCTGATGGTGTAAGTAATCAACTAGAAACCAAGGTGGATATAGGTTTATATGCCAATGGAAGAAAGATAGGAAAACAAATCTCACTCAAGACCGAAAGTGGTAGACAGTTTGATCAGGTCATTGGATTTGGCATCGCTGAATTTGATAAACTGTTTGATAATAATATGGGAATCATTGTAGATGGTAGTGTAAAATCTGCAGTGAATAATTATATAAAGGAATTCAACGTGACTGATGCATTTTCTTTCAGAGCACAGACAAGTAAAGATGTTACTGGAAGTGTCTGGGCAAGCAAACTAAAAAAAGCAGCAGCAATTTATTATAAGGGGGCAGAGAAAGTAATCAAAACTCAAATTGATGCATTAGGTTTTAGAAGAAAACTTGCAAATACAATCAGAGTGGGAGCAACTAGAGGTGATGAAGATATTCAATTAGTAAAATTTGCAGGTGCACAAGGAGCATATTCTGAAAGAACTTTTGGACCAGAGTTTGAAGATGCTATTGAGAACGCTGACTTATCTGTTGTATCTAATTTCACAGATAACCCAACAATAAAAATCAATAGTAATAATAAACTATTAGTTCAGTTTCGTGCTAGAGTAGATGCAGATAAAAGAGCAAATGGTTATCGTATCAAACTCAGGCAGGTTCTTGAAGCAGGCACAGGATTATTTTACCTATGATTGAAGATCTAATGAACGAACTTATCTTTCAATACACGAGAGATAAAAAGAAAGTAGCATCTATGAAAATAGAACTAGAGACCTTCACTCAGTTTTATCTAGAGTTTATCGAAGGTTTACAGGATGACGAGTATAAATACATACAATATAAGACGTTAGGTTTAGCGTTAATTAAAAAAAACCAATCTCAATTTTATAAAAGAATCCGTGAAGGCATACGCACAATTCATCGCAGAAGCACGAACTACAAAGGCGTCGTCTCAAGCAAAACGTTTGGGTCTCGTAGGGGACGGTCACGGAGATTGGTATGACAGACAAGGTAATCTAAAAGCAAAAACTGTATCAGGAGAACTCAAAATGTTCTCTGGTAGAACTGGTGCTGAAGATGAGGGATCTAAAGATACATCGACTGCTGCTAAATCAGGATCAAAGTTTGCTAGTGGTGGTGTAAATCAGGCAGGATCAAAAAGTGGTGGCACTGCTGCTGACATGGAGAGAATGACATCTCTTGTTCAAAATGCTGCTGCCAGAAAAGAATTAGATGCTGCTGCAAGAAGTCAACCTCTTACGATTGCATTTGATAAATTTGATGATGAAGAAATAGCATCTAATATTGTAGGTGCAACAGCAGAATATGCAGAGGGTAAGTATTATATTTTCCCAAGTAGAGATGCTGATATAGAGGCACTCAAAGAAACTTATGGTGACTCTATTATAGATGATGAAAATGCTGAGACAATATATGATGTACTACAATCAATATATGAAAGTGGATATGGTGCTGTTAATATTGTAGTCAGACAGAGTAGAGCAAAAGAATTACAGAAACTCGCTCTTGAACAAAACGGTAACTTATATAATTTTATCAGTCTTAATATAATACCTGTAGATGAGAGAACAATTCGTGAGCAATATATTGCAGGTGATATTTTCAAAAGAGGAGCAGTCATTGAGTCGCATGATAGAATAGGAGTTATAATAAGAAGAGGATCTAATCATCTAATCTGCTTAGATAAAAACAAAGAGATGTTCAGATCTTGGATCACAGAATCTGTAGAAATATAGTAACTGACTAAATAATAAATATAAGAAGTTAAAAAACAGAAATGAGTAATCCTTGGTCCCAAGCATACGAAGATCTTCGTAAACCTTACCTTGAAGGTAAGATGGCGAAGAAGGACTACGATGGTGACGGTAAAATAGAATCTGGCACAGATGAGTACATGGGTTCTAGAGACAAAGCAATCAAAAAAGCGATGGGTAAAAAGATCGCTAAAGAGCATCATCAGAAAGATGCTGAAGGAAAAGTTATTGAACATGATACAGAAGATACAACTCCTAGTTCTGTAGAAGAAGAGCAGATAAATGAGTTGAGCAAGAAAACTTTAGGTGGTTATATTAAGAAGGCAAGTAAAGAAACCAGAGGAAACATGGTGGCAACACAGCATGGATCTGGCATACCCAAGAAAGCAAAGGATATAAAACTCAAGCAGGTCAATAAAAGACTGAAGGGTATGGAGAAGGCAGGTGCGAAGATGGCGAAAGAAGAAAATGTAAATGAAATGATAACTTTGACAAAAGGCGACTATAACTCTAGAAACGTTGTGGGTTCTGCATATAATACTGCAGCGAGAAAAAAGTTTGATCCAAAAATTTATAAAGCAGGTGGGGGATTAGGTGCTAATTTCTTACCACTAGCAAACAGTCACGAACCAGAAGGTGATGTCATAGATGAGAAGATGGAGAAGGACGTCAAGTCAATGAGATATGGTGACGGTGAGAAGGAACAGGCAGCAAGACTCAAGAAACTTGCAAAGAAAAGAGGAATGCCTATGTCTAAAATGAAAGATCATCCTCAATTCAAGAAAGAAGAGAAAGAACCACCCAGAATGCAAAAGGGTGCGATGGCATACGATGGTCCTAACTTGGCACGTTCATTAGCAGCAGACAGAGTTCTTGCTAAGACAAAAGCAAAACGAGAGAAGATGGTAAAGAAAGAATCATTTTCTGACTGGAGGTCTGAATTTGTTTGGGAGGATGGGGACTCTGTAAAAAAGACCTAAACGAAATCTCTCCCTCTGGAGAACCTAGAACAGCAGCAAAGAAGGGTGAGAAGATAAAGGAAGGTGGTGTAAAAAATAAAATTACGATCAATCCTAACGTGCAGGTAGAGGAGATCAAGATGAGTAGGAAAGAATATAAGAAGATACATAAGGATTTCAAGAGTGATGATCCTAAAAATCCTAGAACTACAAAATATGTACAGGGTAAAGGCACAGTCTCTATGCCTGTCAAGTTTACTGACGAGTATCAACCAAAAGAAGGTGAAAATATTGATGAGTTGAGTAAGAAGACTCTTGCCAGTTACACAAAGAAGTCAGCAACTTCATTAGCAAAACACTCAATGGACTATGGTGGTAAACCTAATAGAGAAAGTGGTAAAAAACTAGAGAAAAGGCATGCAGGAATCATGAAGGCAACTTCCAAACTTGCATTGAAAAAAGAATCTCTTTTAGATCAAGTTGCTAATGCATACGTGGACGAAGCAACTCGTATGAAGAAGGAAATGGGATACGATAAGGGTGGTACAAAGAAACCCACAGGTCCTAAAGCAAAAGACGCTGCACTCGATGCTATCAAAGCAAAGTATAAGGGTCAGATCATGAGAACCGGAAGCAAGCAAGAGAAGAAAGTCAAAGGTGCAAAACCTAGTGGTGGCGGTAAGTTCAAGATGATGGCAGTCAAGAAGAAGGAAACCGAAACAGCAGCAAAGAAAGCAGGTTACAAGAATACACAAGACTATGTAAATGTGCAGGCAGTTCGTAAAGGAGGACTCGGAACATAGTGCATATATAGGAGTGGATCCAACACATTTATTACTATGTTTTCATTCCTATTACCTCTAGCATCAAAGATTATCTCTGATGCAGTGGATAAAATACCTGAAGATGCAGAACTAGGTGAAAAACTCATCGATATCTGCCTCAAAATTATTGGTAAAGCAGTAAAACTTACCAAGACAGATGCTGATGACAAATTGTTTGCTCAAGTAGAAGCAGCAATCAAGTCCAGATAGCACAACGTCACAGATACCACGGGTCACCCGTGGTATTTTTATAAATATCTAAAGACAAATTATTATAAGAAAAGAAATGGCTCTTTGGGGAACAAGTGATTCAGATGAATCAAAACCTAAGAATTTAACAACTGCGGAAAAGAAAGAATGCTATGCTACCGCTAGTGGATGGGTTCGTGAAGCAGGATCTAAACTATCCGGTAATGGCAATACAAACGCTGACCCAGAGATTCTAGTTGCAATTAGTGGACTAGCAGTATCTCTTGGTTCTGCAGACATCACAGAGATAGAATTCGTAACAACAACCTTCAGCAAAGCTGCTGGTGTAACACTAACAGTGGATGTGAGATTCAACGAAGAAGTTACTGTAACAGGTACACCACAACTTACTGTAGTAAATGACCAAAGGGCAAATCACACCTTGGCATATGCATCAGGTTCAGGTAGTAACGAATTAAGATTCCAACTTGCGATTGGTGCAAATAATGCTGCAACCAATGCAGGTGACATTCTATCAATTGGTGCCAACGCTATGGCATTGAATGGAGGAACAGTCAAGGATAAAGGTACTAACACAGATTCCACAATCACTAACGCTGCTTCAATCGGAACAGCAGCAGGCACAATAACTGTAGCAGCATAATATGACATGAGATTTGATGAATTGAATGATGAAAATCATCTCCTTTTTGCTATTAAATTTTATGATAATCCTCAAGCGGTAACGATAGAAGACTTCCATGAGGATCTCAAAAGATTCAAATACATAAAAAGATTATTAAAAAAGTATGTCATGAAAGGTGAATTGAAATATCATTTGATTATCAATCATTTCATTATATGTTTCAATGTCTTTGGAGATGCCACAATTCCATTACTGTTTTATAAAATAGAAAAGGAATACTGGTCTCTTATAAAAACATTTTTGCTATTTCTTGATAGAATACCTGAGTTTCCCAAATCTGGTATTGATGATCTAAAGGTGGATAAGAAATGCCTTGACCTGCTCAACAAAATCTAATGGACAACGATAGGATACTAAAATTAATAAGGGAGATGATGAGTGTCGGTGGCACTGCTAGTGCTCCCGGTTTTAGTGGCAAGGCAGATCCAAAAGGACCTGTTGCCGGATATGATCCTGCATTAGACCTCAGAAAGAGGCATGGTAGAAAGTTGAACATGTTTTATCGTAAACGTTTACAGTCTCAACGTAAGAAAAAGAATGGATAGTAATAGTGTCAACACTGCATTATTAGAAAGACTGGAGAAAATTGTCGAAAGTCTGCAGGACAATAGTGTCAAGATGGGTGAGTTGTTAGCAGTTCATAATGAGAAATTAGATAAACAAGATAGGATAGATGCAGTATTATTTGAGAAGATCGACTCCTTACATAGAGAAGTCAATAGACAGAGTTCAGAAATTAAGCAAGGGTGTGAGAGAGATATATCTTTGGTTGACAAACGTCTTAGAGCAATGGAAAAGAAGATGTGGTCTATATTTGGTGCTCTTACTATTATATCTTTCGTCGTTAGTCCACTCGGACAAAGGTTCATGAGATCATTGACAACAGCACCAAGCACTGCTACACTTATAGAACCGATGTTCAATGATACTAGATGATATTCTTAGACTCCAAATATATTGGACTCATATCAGCAAGATTAGATAAGATAAAGAAAGTAAAACCTGATTTATATAATTTCAGATGTCCATATTGCGGAGACTCAAAGAAACATAAGAACAAGAAGAGAGGATATCTATACAAAAGAAAAACTGATTTCAACTTCAAGTGTCACAACTGTGGCGTTTCCAAGTCCTTTACATACTTCCTCAAAGATCTAGACAGACAACTCTATGATCAATATGTTTTAGACAGATATAAGGAAGGACTTACTGGGAAAGCAACCGTCACACCTGAACCAGATTTCAAAAAGATTATCAATAAACCAGTCTTCAAGAAGAAGATCAATCTTCCTTTGGCATCTACTAATGATAGAGCAAGGGATTATCTTGTCAGAAGAAAGATAGATCCTAACAAGTTTTACTATGCTGAGAGATTCAAACACTATTGTAATACTCTCAAACCAACATTTGAATCAACTAAAAATGATCATGCTAGAATCATCATACCAATGTATGACAGGGATAAGAAGTTGATTGGGTTTCAAGGCAGAGCACTTGATTCATCACAGCAACCTAAATATCTTACTATCATGTTAGATGAAGATGCACCAAAACTTTACGGATTAGACACAATCGATGAAACAAAACCTATTTACATCCTTGAAGGACCTTTCGATTCCACCTTCGTGGAAAACTCGGTTGCTATGTGTGGGTCCGATGTTGATATTAGGTCGTTTGGTTGGAGCGATTATATTTGGGTTTTTGATAACGAACCACGTAACAGAGAAATCGTCAACAGAATCTCAAAGACCATTGACAGGGGTGAAAAAGTAGTTATATTTCCACACACAATACGACAAAAAGATGTCAACGACATGGTATTGGGTGGACAAAATATAAAAACTATATTAGAATCTAATACATATAAAAACTTACAAGCAGAACTCAAATTTACTAATTGGAAAAGGAATGAGCAACGTACGGGTCAAAAAACGAAACGGTTCTATTGAACCTATGAACCTTGAGAAGATGCACGTTATGGTAGAACGTGCATGTAGTGACTTAGCAGGAGTGTCTGCGTCACAAGTCGAGATGCAATCAGGTATACAGTTCTATAATGGTATCACAACAGATGAGATACAGGGAATACTTATAAAATCTGCTAGTGATCTTATTAGTTTGGAACAACCTAACTATCAGTACGTCGCTGCAAGACTTTTACTATTCTCTTTACGTAAGAGTCTGTATGGAAAGATATATGAGATCCCTCATCTAAAAGATCACATTGATAAGTGTGTTGAGAATGGAGTATATGACCCTGCAGTCAATGATAAGTTCACCGTAGGAGAGATAAATGAATTAGAGAAGTATCTTGACCATGATAGGGACTATCTCTTTACCTATGCCGGTCTCCGTCAGGTCGCTGATAAGTATCTTGTGCAGGATAGAAGCAGTGGTCAGGTATATGAAACACCACAATTCATGTACATGCTTATTGCAATGACCATGTTTGCAGAGTATGACAGAGGAATCAGACTAAATTACATTAAACGTTACTACGATGCCATTTCCAAACACAAGATCAACATACCGACCCCAATCATGGGCGGTGTCAGAACACCTATTCGGCAGTTCGCGTCTTGTGTTCTCGTTGATATTGACGACACCTTGGATAGCATTTTTACTTCTGATATGGCCGTGGGTCGTTACGTTGCACAGAGGGCAGGTATTGGTATCAACGCAGGTAGGATCCGTGGCATCAACAGTAAGATCAGAGGTGGCGAAGTTCAACACACAGGTGTTGTACCGTTCCTCAAGAAGTTTGAGGCAACTGTCAGATGTTGTACTCAAAATGGCATACGAGGGGGATCAGCGACTGTCCACTTTCCAATCTGGCACCAAGAAATCGAAGACATCTTAGTCCTCAAAAATAATAAAGGCACTGAAGATAATCGTGTTCGTAAGTTAGATTACAGTATTCAAATTTCAAAATTATTTTATGAAAGATTCATTACCGGTGGTGATATCAGTCTCTTTAGTCCTCATGATGTTCCTAATCTTTATGATGTCTTTGGAACCGAAGAATTCGATGGACTCTATGAATCGTATGAGGCAGACTCAGCAATTCCTAGAAAAACAATTGCTGCTCAAGAGTTATTCGGACAACTAATCAAGGAGAGAGCAGAGACAGGTCGTATCTATATCATGAATATAGATCACTGTAACTCCCACTCATCCTTCTTAGACAAGGTTGAAATGAGTAACCTATGTCAAGAGATCACTTTACCCACAAAACCATTACAGCACATTGACGATCCCGATGGTGAGATAGCATTGTGTATCTTATCTGCTATCAATGTAGGAAAGGTAAGATCTGACCATGAATTAGAGGAACTATGTGATCTGACTGTCCGTGCACTAGATGAATTGATAGACTATCAAACGTATCCAGTTATTGCTGCAGAGAAAGGAACAAAGAATCGTCGTAGTCTAGGAGTTGGGTATATAGGTCTCGCACATTATCTCGCTAAGTTAGGATTCAAATACGATTCACAGGAGGCATGGGATGCTATTCATTCATTATCCGAGTCATTCCAATACTTCTTATTGAAAGCATCAAACAACCTTGCAAAAGAGAAAGGTAAGTGTGGATACTTTAATCGTACGAAGTATTCTAATGGAACTTTACCTATTGATACATATAAGAAGGACGTAGACGAAATTACTAAAGTTTCTTATCAACATGATTGGGATTCTTTACGGACTGACATTGCCACCCATGGACTCAGGCACAGCACTTTGTCGGCACAAATGCCTTCGGAGAGCAGTTCCGTTGTGTCAAATGCAACCAATGGAATCGAACCACCTAGAGGGTTCTTGTCCGTTAAAAAAAGCAAGAAGGGACCCCTTAAACAGGTGGTTCCTCAATACTCGTCGTTGAAGAATAACTATACTTTACTATGGGATATGCCTAGCAATGATGGATACATCAAAGTAGTATCAGTCATGCAAAAATTCTTTGATCAAGGTATATCCGGAAACTGGTCATATAATCCTACTAATTATGAGGACAATCAGATTCCCATGGAAGTCATGGCACAGGATTTGTTGTCAACATATAAGTACGGATGGAAGACCTCATATTATCAGAACACATTCGATAATAAATCTGATGAAGTTGAGGAGACTCCTCCACCTATCTCAGATATTATCTGTAAAATAGAAAACGAAGACGAAACCTGTGAATCCTGTGCAATTTAGAACAACCGAACCAAAGATGTCAAAACCTAGAGGTATGACTGTATTCAACCAGAACAAGGTTGATACTAAGTCACAACCTATGTTCTTCGGTGCTCCTCTTGGAGTTCAAAGATATGACTCTTACAAGTATCCTGTGTTTGATAAACTTACCAATCAAATGCTAGGATATTTCTGGAGACCAGAAGAAGTATCACTACAGAAAGACCGTGGTGACTATCAAACCCTTCGCCCAGAACAGAAACATATATTTACTTCTAACTTGAAGTATCAAATCTTACTTGACTCTGTTCAAGGAAGAGGTCCCGGTATGGCATTCGCACCCTATTGTGCTCTACCTGAGTTAGAAGCAGCGATGAATGTATGGCAATTCATGGAGATGATTCATAGTAGATCATACACATACATTATAAAGAATGTATATCCTGATCCCTCAGAAGTATTTGACACTATACTAGACGATCAAAAAATTATTGCTCGTGCACAGTCAGTGACCAGAGCATACGATGAATTTATAGAGGTGGCACAGGAGTGGGGTAATGGCACAATGTGGTCACCAGATATGAAGGGATGCACCACAGCAGAGTGGACTGAGAAAGAACTCAAGAGAAAACTTTATCTAGCAGTAGCAAATGTTAACATACTGGAGGGAATTCGCTTTTACGTTAGTTTTGCTTGTTCTTTTGCTTTTGGAGAACTCAAACTCATGGAAGGATCAGCAAAAATTATCTCCCTCATTGCCAGAGACGAAAACCAACACACGGTTTTGACACAACAAATCTTGAAGAAGTGGATGGACGGTGATGATCCTGTCATGTCACAGATCATAGAGGAGGAAAGAGATACTGTCATAGGCATGTTCAAAAATGCTGTCAATGAGGAGAAAGAGTGGGCACAATACCTATTCAAAGATGGTAGTATGATTGGACTCAATGATAAACTTTTGGTAAAATATGTTGAGTGGACTGCCAACAAAAGGATGAGAGCACTTGGGTTTCCTCCTGCATATGATGTGCCTATCAGAAGTAATCCGCTACCATGGACTGAACACTGGATCTCATCCAAGGGATTGCAGGTGGCACCACAAGAGACAGAGGTAGAATCCTATGTTGTCGGTGGTATCAAACAGGACATGAAGAAAAATGCATTCTCTGGATTCAAATTGTAAATGTTTTTATTTGATGTTGACGGAACTCTGACTCCTTCTAGACAAAAGATCGACAAAGAGTTCTCTAAATTTTTTAGTAATTTTTGTAAAAACAATGACGTCTACCTAGTCACAGGCAGTGATAGAGATAAAACTGTTGAACAACTAGGTAAGACTTTGTATAATAAAGTAAAAAGAGTATACAACTGCTCTGGTAATAGTGTCTGGGAGAAGACTAAGAACATTCATACAAGTGAGTGGAATTGCCCTTGTGTTTTATCTTCATACCTAGAACTAGAACTGAATGCAAGTAAGTTCAAACAAAAAACTGGTAAACATATAGAAGAAAGACCGGGGTGTATAAACTTTAGTATTCTTGGAAGAGGAAAAGATAACATGAAATATAGAAGTGAGTATGTTGCATGGGATAGACAGACAGAGGAGAGAGATAGATTGGGACAAAACCTAAGAAGATTATTTCCTGACCTTTGCATCACAGTAGGTGGTGAGACAGGTTTAGATATTTCACCGAAGGGGCATGACAAGTCTCAGATATTACATGACTTTGAGACTCATGATACCATAACTTTCTTTGGAGACAAGACCTTCGTAGGGGGAAATGATTATAGTATTGCTCATGCTATTATAACTAATGAACGTGGAACAGTTCATCAAGTCAGTGATTTCAATGAGACTTGGGAGATTTTGAAGTCAAAGTATACATAGTTATTATACTATAAGTACAATGGACCCAGATGACAAGGATAAATTGATCCCATGTGACTGCGACGGTCTAGACTACGAGATTGATTACTTTGAACTAAAAGATGAAAACACAGAGTGCAAAAGCGAAGGGTAGGAGACTACAACAGTGGGTAAGAGACATGCTCATTGAACATAGGAATGTACACCCCGAAGATATTGAGTCAAGAAGTATGGGTGCAGGTGGGGAAGACCTGATAATGGCAAGAGATGCTAGACAAAAGTTCCCTTTTAGTATAGAATGTAAGAACCAAGAGAAACTCAATGTTTGGGATGCATATCAGCAAGCAGTTGAAAACTCTGGTGACTATGAACCTATCCTTATCATGAAGAAAAATGGAAAAAAACCATTGGTCGTCTTGGACGCGGAAAACTTTATCAGAACCGAATTCTGACATGAATGACTGGACATACTCAGATGAAAGAATGAGACTAAGGCAGAAAGTATTTCGTGCTCTTACTCCATACTTGGATCAGTCTCCGAGACATGTCTATGAGTTTTGTAATTTTTGGACAAATGAAAAGGACCCATCTGCAAAATTAGATGCTCTGCATGTTGATATAGAACGTGCTTTCCAAGACTACATACTAAACAAAATAGAAAATTCTTATGCAAAAACTAATTAATGTACTCGCTATTTCGTCTTTCGTTATATCTGGTGCCGTTGTCGGTACTGGTGTATACGTATATGTCAACAGAGCGTCCATACTTGATGGAATTAAATCAAAAGTTATGGGATCTGTTGGTGAAAGTCTTCCAGATCTCTTGACAAAACCCGGCATAGCACCAAGTTTACCTGATGCAACAGGACCTGTTTTACCTTCATCTCCTTTCTAATTGAAACCCAAGTTACTTTTTGGTACAGGTATAGGTTGGTCTGCTACAACTCCTTTATATGAAACATTAAGGTCACATAAAATAATTAATAGTGGGATATCTAAAGAACCTGAGACACTTGATTGGATAGCAAATAAAGATCCCCATACTTGGAAGTACAGAAGGTGTCCGAAATATGATGAGTATGTCAGTAGAAAATCGGAATCAAAATTAAGAAATTCAGAATTATTATTTTCAGAAGATACCACGTTAGATAATTTTGTAGAGTACTACAAGTTATTGTCTGATGAACATCGTCCATACGTCTGTGATTTCAGTAATAATAATGCTTACTTGAGTCCTGATTTCATATCTGAGATTGCCTCAACACTGAAAGAAAATTTTGATGTGAAGGTAGTCATGATCTTTAGAGACCCCGTTAGGAGAGGGTACTCTGAAAGTTCTTCACATTATGTTGAACAATGGGATAACAAAGATCCAAAATCAAGATTTGAATGGAGAAGTGTAAGAAAACGTTTTCCTGATTCTATTTCATATTGGAAAAATTTATTACAGCAAGATGAATATAATACTTCTAAGTTTTCTTATGTTCAAATATATCTAAAGTATGCAGCACATTTTCCCACCTTACCAATTGTCATGGAGGATTTGTGGGGTGGTGATATACAACCCCTAGAAAATTTTTTAGGATGTAAAATCAATAGTCTCCATAATAATTGTTACTATCCAGAGATGGGGACAAAGGCACCAAGATATGAAGGACTAGAAGATCAATGGATGAGTGACATGCAAGATTTATCAGATGAAGATTATGCATTTGGAAAGAATTATACTCAGTGGATGTATGACGAATGGTACGAAGAATTCAAGACTCGACCATGGGAATAATGATATCATATATACTACAGCAAATAAACTATCATGGCAGAAGTAAAAGAAAAACCCAAAAGTATCATCGGTAAAATCAAAGAAAATATCGACGATAAAGAAGAGCAACTTGCTTTTCTATCCACAGTTGTTAGACTTGCTGTGCTTGTGTGGTCCGCAGGAATTCTAACTTTAGCATATGTCAAGTTGCCAGCAGCGTTCAACATACCAGAACAGAAATTAGATCCAACTTTCATAGCCAGCGTCTTTACAGGAACTTTAGCAACTTTTGGCGTCCAAGCGTCAGGTAAGAAGAAGAATGGTGCTGATGGTGGCAGTGCTAACATAAGTAAGAAGGATATGGAGTTTCTTATTGCTAAAGCATCAGAGACTGCTCCTGCTCAGACAATTAGGATTGAGTCAGGTCCTGTAAAAATTGTCCCTGACACAAAATAAATGTCCAATATTGTGCATAAAAGTCTTTTGATGGTGCACACTGTCTCATATGACTCTAGACATTTACAAAGTCAAGTTGAAAACTTAAAAAAACTAAGAGAATCTGATTACAATAGAATAAAGATACCTAATTTTGAATTCAATGTTTACAAAAATGTGTTGACAATTCACATGGATTACATAAAGGGTAAACAAATAACACTAGAAAAAAGATACCTATACAAAGACATAATATATGAAGACTTAGTTTGTTCAAAAAATCCTGTGTCAGTTTTAGGATATACTATAGAAAATTTTATAATAAGTAAAGAGGATAAACAAATATATTTTATCGACTTGACAGATATAGGTGTAAGCACCATCAGTCAAAGAAAAAGACAATATAATATTGATTGGGTTTTGGAGAAACCTGAGATAGGACTTAATATAAATACAGGCGATCAGATTCTGAAGTAAAATGAATAAGACAAAATGGATATCATTAGGTGTAGTAGGTAGTCTATTCGCTGTCTCACATATCGGTATGATAGGATACATTGCTACAAGGGAAAAGGAAGCACCCCTACCATCAGTTGATTTACCTGTAGGTCCTTACACATCATATAAAGTCAGTGTATCAGACGATGGATACGCTATCTCTTATAAAGCAAATGATCCTAAGACTGCATATATCACAAAGGATATTAAAGAGAAAGGTGGTTTCTTAGGACTATCAAATAATACCACTAAGATTGCAGAAGAATACTTTATGGATGGTCAGATCAATCAGGGTGGTGCTGTATCAAATCATAGATCTTGGTTAGATCAACCTGCAGGTTTGACTCATGAGCAAGCAAAAGAGATAACCGCAGCAAGATCAGAAGAGTGTATCAAAGCAATCGGGTCAGCAGAGGGAACGGGTAGACTTGTTGGCACCAGTGTTGGTGCAGCAGCAGCACCTACTCTAAGCACTATACCATTTGTAGGATGGGTAGCAGCAGGATGGGTGGCAATGTTCGGTGGTAATCAAGGTGCTGAAATAGGTGGTAACATGGCAGAAGATATGAATAAAAACTGCTAATATATAAGTATAGTACATATTAACTATGCCAGTTTACCAAGATTACGAAGTTCGTATAAACCTAAACGAACTCATTGAAAAAAGGATACCATGTTGCGATCTTCTTCATCCGGATCATTGTCTCACAGAGAAACAAATAGCAGAGATTGCACATGATATACGTATGGATTTGAATCTCCATGATGTATTCAAGCAAGTCGATCAACATATTATGAGATATGTTGAGGCAGCAGGTATCGACAATACAGAACACTGGGTAGAACCACATCTTCCAGACCTAGATAGAGACTTGAAAGACGAAGAAGGAATTTCATTCATGTAAGCATAAATACTTATATGAAAAAACTAAACACATTCGTCTTAGATACTACAATCTATATCTTAGACTTCCTCTACAGAGGTAGAGATTTCCAGAGGTTCTGGGTTCTTGAAGTGATCGCCAGAGCACCTTACTTTGCTTTCATCAGTGTGTTACATTTTCGTGAAAGTCTTGGACTACGAGGTGAAGAACATGTATTCTTGATGAAGGAACATTTTTACCAAGCATTAAATGAGACAGAACATTTGGAGGAAATGGAACTTAGGGAAGGTAATAAGCATTGGATCGACAGGTTCTTTGCCAAGCATCTTGTTCTACTTTATTATTGGATCATGGTTGTTTACTATCTCGTTGATCCTTTGGACGCTTATGACATCAACATGAAGATAGAGAAGCATGCTTATGAAACATATACTAAATATTTTGCATATCATCCCCTCGATAAAAAGATCTCTGAGATTGCACAGGATGAATTAAATCATGCTAAAGAATTGAAACAGGCAATGACTCTTGTTTATGGAAATATCTGATGTTGAAATACAAGGACTAGCGATACCATCTGTACCACACACATGGATCAACTCTCCTCATGTGTCAATCCCAAAGGTGCCATCGATAACAGATACCCTATACATAGGTGTCCCTATTATAAATGTGCCGGGGTGTGTAGAGGCACATAAAGATGGTAGAAAGAATAGAGTTCTAAAGGATGATGATCCAGATGGGACTCAAGTTTTTTGTGATGCTGAGACTCCATCTTTCGATCCTATTGAATACACACCAGAGGATTTGATAATCATACAGGAAGCACCTCCTCCACCAGTAGCAAACACGGAGAAACCACCCCTTGAAACTCCTCCAATACCTGACATACCAAAAACATCTGAAGATAAAGAGGTTATCGCCACCGAAGAACAACCAGTTACTTGGGTTGAAGAGTATCTACCTTCTCCCGCCGAGGTAAGCACAACTACTGCTATTGCTGTGATAGCGACTGGTGCTGCAGCAGCAACCCCATTGATATTAAGAATCGTCAAACCTATAGTCAAACAACTTGCAAAAAAAATTCGGAGGGCACTAGGTAAAGAACCTCCTAGACTATCAAGGACTGAGATTGCGACTAATAAGTACAGAGAAAAGAAAGGATTATTTCCCTTCAAACTTCCTAAAAAAAGTACTGTTAATAGATTTAAGAAATATTAATTATAACCTATAGAAACTTCTTGTAATGAACTTGCTTTCTCTGATACCTTTTGTGGTATAGAGTGTGAGTGATTTTTTATGGTATTCACATTATTTACTACAACATCAGCACATATACTAGCATAAGGTGATTTTGGATGGAAGGTAATTCCTGCCTGCATCAATTCACCACAGTTCTTGAGTCGAGCAAGTTCAAAGTCTAACCTTTTATTTGCAGTCAACTGTGCACGATATTCATTGTGTAGTTTTGCTGCTTCTTTACATTGCTTTTGTGCTTTCTTATCTAATGAAAAACTAATAGTTGCAGAGAACCCTAGATTGACATTTTGATTTGCTTTTTGTCCAGTTCTAACTGGTTTATAGAATAAAATTTCCCCCGGATTGTCTGG